TGCGGGAAAAGATCGACGCATACGATATGATTATAAGCGGCTTCGCCAACGACCTTCAGGATTGCGCTCAAATCTACTGGCTAATTGGCAATGCTATGGGCATGGATGACAGCGACGTCGACAAGCTGCGTGACCGTATCGTTTACCAGCACATGGCTGTCGTGGACACAAGCAACAGCAGCCTCACGCCCTACACGCAGGAGATTCCGTACAACGCACGGCAGGAATGCCTGAAGGATATCCGCGCACAGCTTTACGAGGACTTTGCCGTGCTGGATGTGCACACGGTAGCCGCTGGCGCTACAAATGACCATATCGACGCCGGGTATCAGCCTATGGATCAGGAAGCAGACCTTTTCGAGTATGAGGTCATCAAGGTGGTTCAGCAGATCGAGCGCCTGAAAGGGCTTGAACCGCTCGTGCCTCAGTTCAAGCGCAACAAGATCAGCAACCAGAAGGAACAGACTGAAATGATCATGATGGCCGCTGAAAAGCTGGACGAGGAAACCATCCTGAAGAGGCTGCCCTTCCTGACGGTGGATGAAGTGAGCACGATCATTGAGAACAGGAACCGTGAGGAAGCAAGCCACTTCAAGGATGAAGAAAACGATGAAAACGAACAGGAAAACCAGCCATTCGGTGGTGAGCGGTAATGCCCGGTAATGGTACTGGTTATGCTGACAAAGCGCAAGCGGAAATCGAAAGACGCTTGCGCCGCATCTATTCAGACGCGCAGAAGGAATTGACCGAAAAGCTGAACGCGCACACGAAGCGCCTGAACGCGCAGGACAAGGTGAAGCGCCAGCAGCTTGCGGACGGTCAGATCACACAGGCGCAGTACAATAGCTGGCTGCGCGGTCAGATGTTCACGGGCCAGCAATGGAAAAACAAAGTGGACAGCCTGTCCGAGACGATGCTCCATGCCAACGAGCAAGCCAACGCGATTGTCGAGGGCAAGCGGAAAGCCGTGTTTGGGAAGAACGTCCTGTACCAGTCAAAGCGCATACAGGATGACTTGCACATGGGTATTTCCTTCAGCGTATATGACAGCGCGTCCGTCACACGCTTACTGCGCGACCAGCCGGAGCTTCTGCCGCGCCGGAAGGTGGACAAAAAGAAGGACAAAGGCTGGAATCAGGAAAACATCTCCGACGCAATCACACAGGGAATCATTCAGGGTGACAGCATCCCGGAGATCGCGAAGCGCATTGCGACAAAGACCGCAAGCAAAAATGAAAAGGCGATGGTGCGCTATGCTCGTACCGCCATGACGGGCGCTCAGAACGCTGGACGCATGGAAGCGCTGCACGAAGCGCAGAGCATGGGGATCAAGGTCAAGAAGGTCTGGCTTGCCACCTTGGACAGCCGCACCCGTCACGCTCACGCCTTGCTGGACGGTCAGACGAAGGACGTAGACGAGCCGTTTGAAAGCGAGCTTGGCCCGATCATGTACCCAGGAGATTTATCCGCTAATCCCGCCAATACTTGGAACTGCCGATGCACGCTGATTTACAAGTATGAGCAATACCCGATGAAGAATGGTGAGCGGTATGATCAAGAGAATGGCGAGGTAATATACTAATACCATAGCGAGGGGTGATTCATAATGGCCGACTTTTCCGTAAACATCAACATTAACAAGGCGATAACAGGCGAGGTTGCCGGGGCTTGCAGACGCGCCTTGGAAATCTGCGGCGGCATGGCTGAATCATACGCGAAAATGCGCTGCCCCGTGGACACGGGCAACCTTAGAAACAGCATCACGCACCAGCTTGAAGGGGATGACGCCGTTGCCATCGGAACGTCTGTGGAATACGCGCCGTATGTGGAGCTTGGCACGCATAAAATGGCAGCAAGGCCGTACCTCGTACCATCCCTTGAAAACCACGTAGACGAGTACAAGCAAGTCATTACGACTGAACTTAATAACCTATAACCACATCATCCCCAGCCCTCTACGGAGGGCTTTTTTTATTGCAAATTTTACGAAAATGAAGGTGCAGGAATAAAAACAACAGGCTACTATGCACAAAGAAGGGCGAAGCACTGCCCTATCAAACTCCGTAGGCGCGAAGCACTGCGCCCGAAGCAACGGGAGGATCATATGCCATTTACACGGTCTTTTTTGAAGAGCATCGGTCTTAATGATGACCAGATCGCTTCCACGATGGAAGAGCACACGTCCGTGACGGACGAACTGAAGCGCCAGCGCGACGCCTACAAAGCGGACGCTGAAAAGCTGCCTACTGTCCAGCAGGAGCTTGACGCGCTCAAGAATGGCGAAGATTTCAAGGCCAAATACGAGACGGAACATCAGGCTTTTGAGGACTACAAGCAGCAAGTGGCCAAGGACGCACAGACGCAGAAGGTCAAGGCCGCTTATGCGAAGCTCCTTGCTGATGAACACATCGACGGCAAGCTCATCGACAATATCGTAGGGATCACCGATATCAACGCTATGAAGCTGGACAATGACGGGAATCTTGAAAACATTGACGCGCTGAAGACCACGATCAATGACAAGTATTCCGCTTTTAAGGTCAAGACCGAGCAGCGCACCCACAAGCCGGAAACACCGCCCGGTGTTGACAACGGCGGCACGGATAGCACTATCCGTCAGATGACCGCGAAATGGCACGAAGCGAAGTACGGCAAAGTGCCAACATCTCAAGGAAAGGAATGATGTAGATGTCTTTTATTCAGGCTAAGACCGGCATCGGCTACGCTCCGGGCTGGTTCCTTGCTGACAATGAGCATTGCACCCGCGAGACCCGGACGATTCCCGCGAATCACGCCGAGGTCGTTACCGCTGCCAACGGCGGCAAGTATGTGCCTATGGGCGCGTATGTTACCGGCGCTGGCATCGTCTATGAGGACGTGGACGTGACCACTGGCGATATGCCCGGTTCTGTGGTAACCGCTGGCACGGTTTACGAAGACCGCGTCGGCGCTGCTGCCAAGGCCGCGAAGACCGCTCTGCAGGGGCTGGGCTTCAAATTCATTACTTCCGCTCCCGCCGTGACCCGGCCTGACGATACCTGAGGAGGTGAATCATAATGGCAGATCGTTTTGAAAACAACATCTTCGGCATGGTTCGCCCTGAGGACTGGCTTCAGGTGGGCTATGACGTAGAGCGCCCCAACGACCCCACGTCTGAACTGTGGGGCGATGTCCGCACGGACAATCTGGTGGCCTATTGGGAGAGCATTGCCGCCGAGTACGGCATTCCGGTCATGGCCCAGTACCATGCGTTCGACACCGAGGCGCAGAAAGCGCTCCGTGTCCCGATTGATGTCCACAACATCGAGAAGGGCCTGATCAAGGAAAAGATCGACCAGTCCGAGCGTCTGCGTGCGCTGATCGCCCGTGGCGTGACCAACCAGAGCGAATTGTACCAGCGCGTCATCCGCGACGGCTACAATCTGGCCGACCACGTGTTCACTCGCGCTATCGTTGCCAAGAACGAAGTGCTGTATACCGGCAAAATGACCATCAAGGAAAACAACCTGAATGTCACCGTCGATTACGGCGTCCCCGCTGGCAACCTGAACAAGACCCTTGACTTCGGCGCTGGCGCTGCCGCTCCGCTGGATGAGCAGCTGCTTGCGCTGGCCGGCGATGCGCAGGACAGCGGCGTCCCGCTCGACACCCTGTACACCACGTCCACAGACTTCAACCGTCTGCGCAAGGATACCAACATCCAGAAGGCCATCAACGGCGAGTATATGCGCGGTCAGCTCGTCCGCAATGCCGACCTGCGGCAGTATCTCGGAGAGGAGTTCGGCATCACCCGCATCATCCTTCAGGATGGCGTGTACAGCAAGCCCTACACGATGGGCAGTAACGGCAGACCCGTGACCACCAGCAACAAGCTGTTCCCGGTTGGCAAGTTCGCGTTCTGCCATACTGGCGGCGGCAAGATCGGTGACGGCCTGTGGGGCGACCCGCCCGAAGTCAGCGCGTCCCGCTTCATGGATGTTTCCGGGTCCGAGGTCAGCCCCTATGTCTACATCAGCCAGTACGCTGAGAATGACCCGGCTGTGACCTGGACTAAGGCGTCCGCGCTGTTCATGCCCGTGCTGTACAACCCGAACGCGCTGTACGTTGCCACCTACGCCAACACTCCCGGTACCTGATGATGCACGTGTCGCTGTGTGAATGGCGCGACTTGCAGGACGGCCACCTGTACCAAGCGGGTGAGCCGTTCCCGCATGATGGGCGGCGGATTCCAGCCGAGCGCTTTGAAATGCTCATAAACGGCAAAAATCGTGCCTCTAAGCCCCTTGTAAAAGAGGTAAAGGAAACGCCCACGGCAGACGTTGAAGCGCCGCAGAAGCCAAGAAGAACGCGAAAGACGAAGCAATAAAGGCGGGGAGAGATCGTGCTACAGCAGATTTGCGAATACATCCATAACTATTTCATCAAAGGTGCGGTATATGGGGCGTACACGATCAGCAACGGTACGATCTCCCCCATTCCTTCGCTGAAAAACGGCCAGCGGTTCCTGATTCGAGGCTCCGACCTGAACGACGGTGTTTACACCTACAATCATGGCGGCATTACCAACGATGACGAAAGCAAAACGGCTGAACTGAAGGATGAAGCGTTCGAGGGCTACATTTGCCCCATGTCCATTCCGCGCGAGGTCGATACATTGGCTCAAGAGATTGCGGCATGGCAGGACAAATACGGCGACAAGATCGAATCCCCGTATGAATCCGAAAGCGTGATAGGCGTATACAGCTACACCAAGAAAAGCGGCAGCGACGCCAACGGCAGCGGAGAAGTGGGCTGGCAGTCAACCTTCTCAAAACGCCTGGACAGATGGAGAAAGATAAGCCTATGAGCCTACTCGACAGCATTATGGAATCCTGCACCATGCAAGACCGCGTGACCACCAATGACGGCGTGCTTGGCTTTGTGTCCTCTTGGAAGGACGGCGCGATATTTCAAGCCGCGATCATCAAGGACAGCAGCATGGAGGCGCGTGTAGCGGAAAAGCAAGGCGTGACGGAAGTATTCACCGTTGTTACCGAAAAGGGGATGGGCCTTGAATACCACGACGTATTCAGGCGCAACAGCGACGGACAGATCTTCCGCGTCACCAGCAACCAGAAGGATTCCGAAGCGCCGGACGCTTCCACCGTAAAAATCGGAAAGGTGACCGCCGAAAGGTGGGAGCTGACCAGATGAAATCCGCTGCTGTCGCCCTGACGGAATGGTTCGGCGGTTTCGGCATTCCCGTCTACCTTGACGGAGACGTGCCGGACGAAGCCGAAGCGCCGTATATGACCATCCCGCTGAGAGTGCCGGAATGGGACAGGCAAGCGTCGTTTCTTGTCAAGGTCTGGTACAGAACCACGTCCAATCTGGCGCTGATCACCAAAGCGGATGAGATCGTAGCCGCCGTCAATCGCGGCGTGAAGATCAAGCACGATAACGGGTATATCGCGCTGTATACGGACACCCCGCTTCAATACGAGATACTGGATGGGGACTATAAGGGTATTTGCATCAACCTGATAATCAAAGCAT